CGGTATGGAACTTAACCCTGGCGAAGGCGTGACTATTGATATTGACAAGGCTTCATCGGTAGAAGTTATCACCGGCACAGCCACTCAGACAGTCAGTTACATCCTGACATAGGAGGACACAATGAAATTTCATGATTTTAGTCCTTTTTATCGTTCAGGCGAAGGTATCCGCTCCAAGGTAAGTGGCGATAGGTTGATCGATAACCCGGCTGTGGCTGATGCACAGGGTGGCAGTGGGGCCAGTTATAGCTTTGATGGTACGGATGATGTTGTTACGGGGCCGACCAGCACGTTGTACGATAACGCTTTTGCCAGTGGTGGAACCATTTCCGCTTGGGTTAATCCAAGCTCCTTGGGTGAGAATGTTACTGGTAGGATTGCCCAAAAGGGTGATCAGGGTGGGGCAAATGGTGGTTGGTTGCTTTGCTGTTTGGCTCAATCAGGCAATAATATAAGTTTGAGATTTCAGCACCTGTGGTCAACGGGTGACGTTTATGCCGATTCGGGTTACAGCCTTCCCATAGGACAATGGACTCATGTGGCTGTTCATTATGACGGTTCTAGCCCAAGTAATACAGCTACATTCTATTTCAACGGTGTGGCTGATGTTGGAACTAACACTAACTCAGGGAGTGGGACTGTTGCCACTGATGATAGTACTCCTCTTTATATTGGTGACAGGTCTACCAGTGATAAAAGTTGGGACGGACAAATATCCCAAGTACGTCTTCACAACCGTGCGCTATCCGCAGCCGAAGTACGAGCCGCCTATAATGGTCAGGCTGTGCCGTATGAGTACGTTGGTGGTAGTCAAACAAACTTGGTCTACAACACTTTTACAAATGATGTGTTTAGTAACGGTTGGGCGGCTCAAGGGGCCACTATTACTTATGATGCAGGTAATGACAGGGTCAACTTTACTAATGCCAGCGGCACGTCCAGCGGTTATCATGGGATGTACTGGACGTTTGGTTCGGCCCCAGAGTCGGGGAAAAAATACAGGTATTCTTATACTGTAGTAAATCATACCGAAGGGACACATGCTATAAGTATTGGCAATGGCACTTGGAGTCCAGCCGCCACAGGCAATGGCACTTTCACAGGTGTGATTGAATCCTCATCAAGTCCTGATGTCTATATTCGTTTATATCCTCAAACGGCGGGGACTGATAATAGCTTTGGTATTAATTCAGTCTCAGTAACCCAAATTGGCTGCGTAGCCGAATATCTGCCCAGCGGCATCAACAGTACTCGTTGGATGGATACCTCTGGCAATGGACTTCACGGGACTACCAGTACGGCCACAGCCGTTAACCATAAGATCGGTTCGCTGACACTGGCGACTTTGAGTACGGATGCGGTTACGTTTGATAGTGCTTCGGGTACGACGACAAGCTCGACTTTAGACCATTTTGAACAGGGTACTTGGGCTCCAGTGTTAAGCGATGGCACAAATAATGCCACAATGCACGCTAACAATATAGGGACTTATACCCGAATTGGGTCTACCGTTTTTGTTAATGCCCAAGTAATGGTTTCTAGCTTAGGCTCTGTTTCTGGCAATGTCAGAATTACTGGGTTGCCTTATCAGCCAGCAACGACCACAGACGTTAGGACTTATTGGGCGGCAGCCTCAGTTACTCACGGTTGGAGTTTAGCCATAACCGCTAACCAAAGCGTTGGGGGGTTTATTAGGGATAACCAGTCTTATATTGAGCTTCGTTTGTGGGATGCAACTGGTGGAACGACAGAGTTGCAACACTCGGAAGTAACGGCTGATGGCGAACTGATGATACATGCAATGTACTATTGTTAAGGAGTAACAAATGGCAACAACAATAACTGAAATAGAACAAATCGATGCAATCGAGTGCCTTGAATCGGGTGCTATTCAGGTTAAGAAAGGCACCTATTATGAAAAGACCATCAGTGGCGAGACTGGACTAGACGAGGACGGTAACGAGGTGGAGATCCCACCTGTTACTACCAAGAGTCATGTCGGAAACTGGCGTGGTGTGATCGGTCTACGTGATGAGGCCAGGGCTGCTGAACTGCTGGGTGATAGTGCTAATGTGGCTACCGCTCATTGGGCTAACTTCCCTCTGCCGCTAGAGAAACCTACCGAGGATAACACTGTAGCTGAGATCAAAGCCTACCTGGATCAGGAGAGTATCGACTACGGTAGCGGTGACACTAAATCCGAACTGTTGGCCTTAGTGCCAGGAGATGAATAATGCCAAAAGGTAAAGGAACCTACGGGAAGAAGGTCGGTCGTCCCTCTAAGAAAGCCGTCCCCGGCACAGCCAAATGGATCAAGTCCAAGAAGAAAGGTAAGAAATAATATGAGAGGACTGTTCGGTAAGAAGGCCAAGGCTAAGGCTGAGCAGCCCACTCGCCAACGGCCAATGGTTAATCAGGACGTTGATCTGGCCCGGAAAGAGGCTAGAGAGATTGAGTCCTATGGTAAGAAACGGTTCTGGCTCAAAAAACAGAACTTTGGCTGGTAGATAATGGCTGAATGGGATCGGTTACCGCAAGAATCAGATTCGGCTTTCGCTGCTTTCGTTATCTATAGGTCGATGCCGCCTACCGATCGCTCTATTAAGCAGGTGCCTATCATCAGGGATGGCGATGCCAAGAGAGGCCGAAACACCCGCCAGTTCGATCAATGGGCCTCTAAGTTCAGTTGGACAGATCGGGTGGCCGCTTGGGATATCTATCAGGACAAGAAGTATCAGAAGGAACACACCAATGTTATCCAACGGGATAAACAGCGGATACTCAGTCGGGCCTACAAGATGATGGATCTAGGTTCAGAACTGATCGACAAGGCCGAAATCCACAACATGACAGCGGCTGAAGCTCGTAAGAAGATGAATGTGGCCGTACAGTTAGTGACCGGTGGCTCCAAGATGGTAATGGATGTCATGGGCTTGAGCGAAACACAACAGAATACTTTGATCAACGCAGAGGAAGGTGAAATTGCAATCCTCATCAACCAGTTCCACCAAGTTGGAGGATTTAACACCCCAGCAACGGGAGAAGTGGTTAGCTCGGACGGCTAGATCGATCTATAACAGCCATCCAAGTCAGTTGGTGGCTAGTCCTGAGACTATGATGACAGCCTGCCTGTCCATGCTCAAGATCCAGGACAAGAATCGGATGATCGTGCCGTTGGATCTGAATAAAACGCAGATCAAGATCATCGAGATGGCTTACAAGATGAGTGCTGAAGGCCGAGCCGTCAGGATCTTGGAACTGAAAGGCCGTCAACAAGGATCATCTACGGGTATTGGGGCTTACTGTTTTCTGCGTACTATCTGTGAAGCCAATACCAATTCTTTGATCATCACCGAAGAGAAGTCCGGTTCGGCTAGGAACATCTTCTCGGTCTATAAACGGTTCGCTGATAACCTGCCTTTCGAGATCGCTAGAGACTTCACTCGTGAAGGCACCTTGCTCAAGTTCTCTGATCCTCTCAACTCACAGATCCGAGTGGAAGGTGAGAAGAAGATCACCTCATTTACCTATAACATCGTCCACTGTTCGGAGGCCGCTTTCTTTACTTCTTTGGCTGAGACGTTGGCTATGCTGTATCAAACGGTGCCGGATAACGAAGACACAGCCATCTTCCTAGAGACTACGGCTAATCAACATGGTGATGATTTCTATCAAGAGTGGATACGGGCAGTGGAAGAGAAGTCCGATTTTGAAGCACTCTTCATTCCCTGGTTCGACCACGATGAATATTGCACACCCTTTCCCAATCAGGACGAGTCCGAACTGTTTAAGGAAAGCCTGAGCGATAACACCGAGTCACCCTACGGTGACGAAGTGGTGTTGTTAGAGGCTTATAACCTGTCACTGGAAGCACTCAACTGGCGCAGAGCGGCTATTCGTAACCGATGCCAAGGCTCTCTGGACGAGTTTGATCGGCAGTATCCTAGCACCTGGGAGACGGCTTTCAAGACAGCCGCTCTCAGTATTTTCGATATGGCTCGCATAGATAATCTGCGTGGCCGATCACCTGAAGAGCCGATGTTAGGCACTCTGTTTGATCTGCATGGCAGTGTCCAGTTTCGACCGCAACAGAACGGGGTTATCACTATGCACACGCCACCGGAAGTGGACTACTTCTCTGGTTATGTCATCGGTGCTGATGTAGCCGAAGGCTTGGATACTGGTGACTTTTCCTGCGCCGTGGTAATGAAACGATTACCGATGGAGATTGTCTGTGTATTGAAAGGTCGGGATGGCCGACAGGTAGACATCGATGAGTTCGTGGATCAGATCAAGTTAATGAGTCTCTATTATGAGGACGCTAGGGTGTTGGTGGAATCCAATGCTGATGGCGGCTCGGTTAATCGGTTGTTGACAGAACGAGGCTGCAAACACGTACTGCGAGAGAAGGATGTGGGACTGAGTGGGTCTGAACGGTTAGGTTGGCGCAACACCTCTACCTCTCGACGTATGGGTGTGGCTTTGTTGCAAACGGCCTTCAATTCTGGCGAGTTGGAACTGTGGAACGAAGATGTATTGAGCGAGTTTTCTACTTTTGTCACGGTTAACGGTCGGCCTCAAGCTATCAACAAACGTAAGAAACGTGTGCAGGGGCAAACCCGGACTGGATTCTTTGATGATGGTGTTTTCGCCTGTATCGGTGCTGTCTTGGCTCACGAAGGGTTGCCAGCACCTCGGCCTAATCGTTGGCATCAGCGGCGTAAAGATGTAATTGAACTCAAACAGTGGCGAGAGTCACGGCAGAAGAAGACTGTGTGGGATTATGTATAACGATAAAGACTTCCTGGATATCATGGACGAGGACGAACTGGTCGATTGCATTAAGCAGATGCGGCACGATGCCGAAGATGCTATCTCAGAACGGGTCAAGATCTGCCGTAAGGCTTGGCTCTACCTGATGGGCAATCAGTACCTGATCGATGAAGGTGAAGCCTACACAGATGCCGAAGTACCGTCTTGGAAGTTCAGGCTGACACGTAATATCGTGGCTCCCGTTATCGACACCTTGTCACCTATCCTGTCTCAAGCTCGGCCTAAGTATTTTGTACGGGCAGACTTTCCTGATCTCAGCGGTGTGATTACTGATCCTGAGTCGGGGATGCAGATACCGACCGGGTTGACAGATGCTGAGTTGGCACATCGCATGGAAGACATTCTGGAAGCCACTCACCAAAAGCGGAATGAAGGGTTAGAGGTCAGCAAACTGCTGATGGATGTCCTGATCAATGGTACCGGCTACCGAAAAATCCATTATTGCGGCCACACCAATCAGGTCAAACTGCCCATCATTCCTTTTGAGGACGTGTTAGTCGATCCGATGGGAACACGACAGGACTTGGCTGATTCCAAGTACGTGATCGTGCGCCACTATATGGACGCTAGTGATATCAAACA